TTATATCTAAGAGCAACTGAAATAGTTTCTTTCTAAGGTGGGGTGAGGTCGTCTCGTAGAATCACCAAACTGATATAATGGCGGCTCTTCCATTCCATTAAGTACTGGCGGGAAATCTAGATTTAAATCAATTAAAACCTTAGCGCATTAGATAGCTGGTCAGGTTACAACTTGCAACCTTCTTACCTCGCCTTAAAGCAAGCTATGAACCATATAATAGGCGCCAAAATTGAACAGACAATCAGCACAATAACGGATAGTAGCGCGAGGGCTATGTCATTGCCGCGCCTATAATCGGTGCTGCTCTCCCACTTAAATGCGTTCCAACAATGATTTGGCCCATCGAGGGGATGAAAAGTGTTATTAATAATCCACTGAAGAATATTCCAATAGAGGTTTTCTTTCTCGTAAGCGAAATACCCCACTCGCCCGGACACTGTTAATTTATAGTGCCCACCACATAAAGCATTGCCAAGTCTGTCTATGTTCAGCAGCAGATTGAGTATTATCACTGACAGGGCTCTTTTAACGTTATTGAAATACATTAGGTTTCTCCTGGTTAGCCACACATATAAATGCAGGCAATGGTTTTGATTGAATTAATTTCCTGCGACCAATTAACAGCCTCAATTGCTCTTGCAACAACTAAGCGCATATCAAATCCGTCATAACATTTGCCTTTCCCAAGCACTGAAGATGTGCAAATATGGTCACCAATTTCGATACCCCCCCCTTCATTGCATACATTTATTTGACCCTCGCCAACTCCGTTGACACTGGCTAGAAAGTGAGAGTCTTGATAAGCCTGGTATTCGGCTTCTGAAAGCTCAGACATTGACGCTACAGTATTATCTTCAGGTAATTCTCTTGACCAAACCAAAACACCAAACGAGTCTTTAGCTTCGGCGATGTCTTGCACTTCTATTTCTGCCAAAACATTCGAGATAGTTGAGCGAGCGGCGATTGATGACACTTTTACAATGTCACCCTCCACGTAGAGAGGGCCAGATTTAGGCAGCAGAGCGTCATGGCCTCCTGTAAACGGGCCATAGTTTGTGCCAGCGCCAGAGGCATAAAAATCATAACCCGTACTTTGTGCTGATCCATGTACGCCATATGCAGCTGAGCCAGCTTTAGAAACCTGCCCCCATACTCCAGAACTGGTTGAAGTGTCACCTTCAGTATTGCCATATATCCCTGTCCCTCTTTTTGACCATGAACCAATGCCAATGCGATTGACCCCGTTTGTTGTTGCAATAACGCAAGGCCCAAGAAAATCAGAGCTACCTATGGTTATAGCGCCGCCGCTCGTACCGGTGTTGCCAATGGTCACAAGCTCTTCAATTGTTCCGTCACCACGATCCCAATAGCTATGAATCTGGTTGTCTGAACTTAAAACCTCGACTCTTTGACCTGAGCTTGCGGTTTTTATGTCCTTTGCTTGAATGGCTCCGACAATACTGAGCGTTGAGCCATCCCATGAAAGTGAATTTTCCGCATCGCCATCCAGATAGAAATGACCTTGGCCATTCATGTATGAAGTCCATGAAGTACCGTTGTAATATCCGAGATATTGGTTAGTTAAATTAAGCCCTAACGTTGCCTCAGAAGTCAGCCTTGTTGGTAAGCCAAGCATTGAGCCTATTGATGTCTCATTACCATCAATCACATCAATTCTTGGGCGGCATAATTGAGTTTTTTTACTTCCCGTTACACCACTTATTTCGAATTGATGGCTAATTTCAGTTGCTGTACCGCTAAACTTAAAGTCTGGGAAGGTCTCGATAAGTTCACCCGTATCAGGGCTATATACACCGCCCTTTAAGGTATCTACTGTTCTTGTTGCGGTTGAGGGGAAGATGTAGCCGACAAATAGAAGCCATTTGCCATCTTGACCACCTAGAGATGTTGTTTTAAATGTTGCTCCGGAAGACCAGACTTGATCATTCAAGCCCTTATGAGCTGATACCCCATTAGACCTAAAGCGTTTAAAGCCCCCGAAGTCTATAGGCTTAACCCATAAACAAAGACGGTAAGCTTTGAGGTGGTTTATCTGTATTAGGTCGCTATCCCAACCCCCATTACCATCAACTACCCAAACAACCTCATCCTCACCAAATGGACCGGCAGCAATTTCCCTGGTATTTGCTGAAGAAGAAACATAAAAGGTAAAGTTATTGGTTGAGCCTGTTTGCCCATCCTGCCAGTCAGACGAATCAAGAACGCTATTCAAAATCTGAGAGTCTTCAGGGGAATTATTGATATCATCCCAATTTGCTGTATTTCCTAGGCCTGCCCCATCAGTTAGCTGAGCTGTATCAGTCGTATTTGTGGCGTTATCTTCAGGCATATTGCCGTCATCATCACTTACATTTGACCATTGCGCCGTATCTCCTGCGTCTTGAATGGCTTGCTCAAGCTCTGTAGGGGTTGTGATATACCTCAGGTTATCCGCTGAAATATCGGTTGTTGCTGTGGCGGTAAATGCTACCTGAGCCCCTGAGTACAACTCAGTCAGGTTATTGAAGTACTTAGAAACCGGTTTGACTCTAATTTCAATAGATAGGTAAACACCGTCATTACTGGTAATGCGTTTATAGTCAGAAGCATTTTTGTCATAAGTGTAGCTGTAGTGAGGCGATACCGATTTTTCAGTTCTGAGAAGTTGACCGGCGCTATAAATTTCTACCAGGTAAAAATTAAAATAGGCTAACTGATTGTTGTCATCATCCCATACAAAATCAGCGCTAGGGCCATAAAATACAAACTCCGCTGTTTCCTGAATGCCAAGCCCTGCTATAGCATCAAATGGATAAATTAAGGCCAGCTCTACATCTGTTCGGCCATTGATATCAGTGACGGTAATTGTATCGGTTGGCCCGGTATCGGTAGCAAGATCATTCTTTGAAACCGGTCTGATTCTTATTTCATAAATAGAACCATCGCTCTCAACTTCAATAAGTGACTCATGAGAAGCGGGTAAGGCTATCCCCCAAGCGCTTTCGCCCAGCTTCCGATAATCGACTAGCGAATACGAATAATTAGTATCAGGCGGAGGGGTCACGCTGATTTCTATGGTTGATCTATTGCCATCAGGTGTGACAGGCGTATTAATTTTTTCAGTAAGTGTAAAGGTCGGATCAGTTTCAACATATTCTGAAGCATTGTCTTCAGGAGTCGATTTTGTATCTAGAAAGACAACATGAGCATTTAGTTCATAAAGATTCTCTGTTTCTTTTAATACCGCTCCACCACCTTCATTACTACAAGCGGGCAAGTCGCCTTTATTCCTACCCGCTTCTGTCGCGTAATCATAAATATAAGTTCCCCCACTGCCGGGCGTTGTTCTAATTGCGGAAATGCTGCGCGGGGCACCCTGCTCTAACGAGCCCGCATGATTCAAAATCACTGTTGCCGCAGTTGGCGCATGATAAGCTTGATTAGAATCTAATGTTACTGGCAAGAAGCCACCAGGACAGCCGCCAGCACCAGCGCCCGCATAAGCGAGATCAATCATGTAGTCTGAGCCATGAGCTGGGGGTTTTGGATTTGAAAAGATAGAAGCATCAGCGAATAATTTTGAATATAACTCACCTTCCCCACCTGGTGTGCCCGAAAGATTTATAGACGCCGTTGCGCCAAAGCTTGAACCTTTTGAAATGGCCATGAAGCCAGCGCCACCATCTCCACCGGGTCCACCCTTCACAACAATTGTACCTGTATTGCTAGAGTGAATGCCGCCACCCGAAGAACCAGACGACCCCATTAAGGTTGATGGCGCCCCGACTAATTCCCCGGACTCGCTAAGCGACATCATAGGTTTTTCTAAATAGGCTGTTGTACCTGTTATCTTACGAACTTCGTGACTATCAGAAAGGCTATTCGTACTATCCCCAGCATGCAGCATTCCACCTTGGGCCACAGTATTTCCTATACCAGAGGAACCCAAGTTTAACGCAATAGGTGCTGCATTATGTGAAACAACAAAATCTGAAACACCACCCGCAAAGCCTTTACCCTCTCCATCGATAGCGCCGTTGTTCTGGAAGAATCCGTCTACTCTTAACTGCACATTTAAAGTGACCGTGACAGTTGCAGAAGCTGCAAAAGTTAAATCTTCAGAACAATAATAAATAGCGCTAGCGTTGTTTAAATCACTATGGCCACTTAATGTAATATTCCCCGTTACCGTTGTAATTCCCCCGCTAGACGAAACAGCACCAGGGAAGTTCGCGGTATTTATTTCTGTTCCGGTACCAGTTAAAAATGCGGTATTTTGGCTGGCCTCGATATCATCATCAGTTGGGGCTTGTGGTGTTGCAGGTTGAGAACTACCAAAAAGTAATAAGGTCGGACGACCACTTCGCTTATTAAACTTAACCTGCTGAACTTCAAAGTTACGGTTTAGTTTGCCCGCCTCATTTGTATAATCCTCAAACTCGGTTAAATCTAGCCTGACAATATCGCCCGTCTCTATGTCGTCTTGGTCGGGCGTTAACGTGACAGAGATTCTTAATGGTGGATTTGAATAACGGGCAAAGGTGCTGTCAAAATGGTACTTGATAGAATTACTTGAATGACGCGAACCATGCAAAGTATCAAGCTCAACAATCTTAAGCGCTGATTTGCCATTTCGAGTAATTGAATTTGAATCTTGTTTTGGGCTTCTTCTGGTGTACTCGTCTTTTTTCTCGTCCTTGTGCCACTTAATCAAAATGTCATTAATCATTGAGTCTTGATCATGATCTAGGGGCGAATAGCTAACAACGTTATCTCGATTCAATAGGCGAACATAAGAGCCAGCCGCACCGATAAATGAAGAGCGCTGAAGCTTAATTTCACCATATCTATTTATATGCGGGTAAAGCCCCATCATATACAGGATATTTTCTTCTATAAATTTCTTTGCGCTTACGTCTTCACGGCCTGATATATGTACTGGGAAGCCTTTGTCATCGTCGGCTAAATCCCATAGGTCGGCCCCAATATTCACAAAAGCAGAAGTTTGAATATAATCTGTGCTAATCCCTAAATGCCAATGATCTGGCAAGAACTTACCCGCATGGCCGTATAATGACCCAGTATAAATCGCATATAACGCCTTTAGCGCTGGCATGCTCATGTATACATATTCTTTTATGCTTGGCTGATTCTGAGAGCCTTCATCGTCCGATAGCTCTACATCAATGGCTTTAGTGCCTAACACGCCCCGGATTAGGTTCTTAAGTTTATTACCTTCTTTCTCCGTCCAGATTGCGAGCTCATAACCATCAGAGCTTTCAATTCTGATTATTCCAATTTCATCAACGCCAATCAGCGTTGGGTATTTAGGGTTGCTGCTTTCGTCTGTCTGCTGCTGCAAGCCTCTTAATAGCGTAAGGCCTGTTGCGCTAGGCACTTGATATACAGTTTGAAACCCTGAGGCATCAAGCAGGTTTATTTCTGTGTCGTCTGCGCTTAGGCTTTGGGTTATCTTGGACTCTTTAACAACGAATATTTTTTCTTGAATTGAGCGCTGAACATCAGCGCAAGTGAAGTTATAGACGCCATTATTAAAGGTAATTGATTTATCAATCTGATATGTATTTATTCGCGTAAATTGTGACCAAATAAGCCCCCTATAACCCTTATACAATACGACCCTTTTACCTTTGAGCCCTTTGTCTTCATTCAATTTCGTTCGAATCAAGTCGGTTAAATTCAAATCAAGTGCTTTAAATTTCATGGTGCCAATTGTTGAATTTGCCTTATCAGGGTTTAGCTTTTGACCTCCACGATTAACAAGCGTTAGACAGCGATCCGTCATATTTCCAGTGAGACCGCTAACAGCTTTAGTTGTCAGATAGTGCGTATCTGTATTGGCATCATCAAATGATATTTCAACCACATAAACCGGCGATTTTTGACGGCTTTTATTTTTAGCGCTGTATTCAGGAGAATCGATTCTCATTTAGCTTTTTACCGTTTCTTCAGGTTTATAATCGAACTCGAATGAATAAGTTTTCCATGTCATATTTTCATGCGGGGCGTGATCAGGATCACCGATTAGCGTGGCTGTATATAAAGTTGAAGGGCTAGCGACTACACCAAACGGATCAATAAGAAACTCTTCACCCCCGTCGACGCTGCTGAAAAACTCTTCTATTTCGTTTCTGATAACAGGGTCTTTCACTAGCGCGGTTTTGACGGTTAAGTAGGTTTCTTTATTGTGATACTCGGTGTGAATATCTCCCGCAAGCGAACGGGTTGTATCAATGATTCGCTTAGATTTGGGTTTGTGCCTGGTGAAACCGATTTCAATCGTATATTCAGTTCCTTCGCTATGCCCTGCCGCAAGCTCACCCCTGTCTACGGCCGTATAAGTGATATAACCCATTAGGCTGCTAACTCCCTTCCATTTATTGTATCTGGATCTATTAGACTCCTGCCTTCGTCTACCTTGTCTTTAATTTTTTCAAAGATTGAATCATCATCACCATAGATATCACCATGAAAGTGATAGTGGTTTTCGTTAGTAATCGGACCATTTGCCGCCGCTTGGGTTTGATTATTTTTCGAATTGCTCATGTATTCAGTTAGATCGGCGTTTTGACGAGGCGAAAGTACTCTTTCGTTTTTCTGAAGTAACCAGGTGCCCTCTCTAGGGATGCGGTCGATACCATCGTGAGCCATGCCCGTTAAGGCGAGAGAGCTTGAAAGGGCGACTGTAGAAGCAATGCCAGCGGATGCCGGGCCAGCATTCGAACCGAAGCTAGCAAGAGAAGCTAAAGCGGCAGCAGGAGCCCAGGCAGTCGCAACGGCAGTACCGGCGGCGGTGGCCGTGATCGCTGTTTCAGCCTGAAAGAATTTAGCCATGGCGGCATTAATTCCCATCTGAGCGCCAACCTTGATAAGGCCGGAAAGCATATCCGTAGCCAAAGTTTTGCCAACTTTGGCAAATCCATCTTTTAGGCTGTCACCTTCCATAATAGCGGTGGCCATTGTGCTAGAGACATTGCCTGCTATATTCGAAAAAGCACTCGCAAATGCATTTTCTATATGCGCGGAAGTGTTGTCTGTTGCATCCTGGTAAGACTGCATCAATTCTTGGAAGCTTGTTAAGCCATCATCTTTATCATCTTTGTCATCTGTTTCGTCATTAGAAGCAGATACGGCTGGGTCGAAGGTTGAAATTCTATTGCCACTTTCAGCCGCGACTTTCTCGGCGGCAGTATTGGCCTTGCTCTGCGCCTCCTTTGCCCATTTAACAACTCCATCATATGGGAGAGGTTTCATTACAAGTTCTTGTAAGTCGTTATAAATATCATCATAGACAGACTTAAAAGCATGATCTAAGTTTTCAAGCATTTGACTTGGAGCAGCTTCAACACCTGGGAGCTTATTTAAAAACCACGTAACAGCCCTATCTGCCGCAGCCATACCGGAAACAATAGTGCTTGTGACGCCTGCAACAACGAGCTTGACGCCATCCCAAGAAACTTGAAGACCTCTAACTACATTTGCCGCTAGACCAACACCCTTAACAACAAAATCAAGCGCTTCAGTCGCAATCTCACCGAATCCCCCAGCTTCTTTTGCTACACCAAGGAACTCCGTTGCTAACCCATTAACTATTGGCGCCAGTTCAGTAGTGATTCTATTCCCAAAAGCTGTGCCTACTTGCCCAGCCTTATACATTGCATCATTTGCGGCTTCCATTTTCGCCGCATCAACTCTAGATAGAGTAATTCCAAGCGCTTCAGCTTCCGCTCTTGCCTTGTCGAGCCCATCAGCTCCTAGCGCCATGGTATTGACAAGCGAAACACCTTCGCTATCAAATAACTTCATCGCAAGACGCACTTTGTCGGATTGACTTCCGACCCCTTTCATTGATTCAGATAGAGCTTTAAATGCTTGGTCCGGACTCATAGCTGCTAACTTTTGAGCATCCAAACCAAGCTCTTTAATTGCCCCTTTCGCCTCTCCAGTTCCTTGAGCGGCTTCAGCTAATCGGCGCGTCATCCTCTGCAGCGCCATGTTAGTAGTCTGAACTGATACACCGGTTAACTCGCCCGCGTATTGCAAGCTAGTCAAAGCTTCCGTTGTTATGCCTAATTTATCAGCAGTTTTCGCCAACTGATCACCAGCTTGAGCGCTCTTTGTATACATGACCCCCAAAGTGGTAGCGGCAAGTCCTCCCATAACACCCAATGCTTTAGCAGTGCTATTTAAGGAATTTCTGGCAGCACCAAGCTTTTTATCAACGCTTGTAAACGCTTTAGACGTTTTATCTACTGCTGTGATTACAATCTTTGAATTAAGTGGCATGCTCTCTCTTTATTTTAAAATAGGCGAACCAGGTGATGATGTGCGACTTAGGCCACTGCAATACTTCGTCCAGTGATTTGTGCAGAGCCTCGGCAAGCTGTATAAGCTGATATAGCTCGCCATCGCAATTTAGTTTTTTTCCGCTTCCTCTAGATCAACTTCATCCTTATTCATTTCAATCATGATTCTAGAAATCACATCAGGGTCCACCTTGCTCATAAGCTCCGTCATATCTGAGTTTTGAAACATTTTATTTCCGTCTTCATCAAGGGCACGAACAATTAAAGCCTTCACTATGGCCTCGCTTCTTTTGCCTTGATCGGTCAATCGATTAACAGGCTCTTGCGCTTTAAGTGACCAAGATCTCTTGTAGTAAATTGTTGTTTTCCATTCAGGTACTTCAATGGATAAAGGGGTATTCGTGATTTTTTGACGAAAGTCTGCAACTGCATTTTCAATAATGCTCATAATATTAATCCTTAGCCTGGGAGTATTTTAAAATTAGGAAGTGCCTGAAAAGACAGCGAACAACCATCAGGCAATGGCTTTCGGGTACGTTACCCTAGAACGCTGTTATTCTTTACGCGATAGTACTTGGGGTAAGTGGTCCAGTTCCTTCAAAAGTAAACGACCGCTCTACAAAGCCTTCGTTTGAGCCTTTTTCAGAAATCGACGTTACGATTGCGCTTCCCTGTCGCTCGATCAGCCCTGCACTATCACCACCAGGATAGAAATTTAGGGTTACCGTTTCCCCAACTTCTAATGCAGCTTGGCCGGTTGCGTCATCTTCATCCTGAAAACAATTCAAAGACCCGCCCCAACTCTTTATGCCTACATCCTTTTGAGCCCATTCATCGTTTATGGTTGTTCCGTCACTTGTAGCGGCGCTTCGCTCAAGTGACCAATCTCGGATTTCAGCAATGGTGGCGGCTACAATCTTTACCGTCCCATCTCTACCTCTAATCTTTGACATTCTATGTTTCTCCTATAGCGCAACGTGTGGCGCATCTGGGGTTGTAAAATACTCAATGGAATAGGCGAGCGTCATTTGTTCAATGTTGTGCTCGCTATCTATTTGAAGGGTTGTGCTTGTTAATACGTGATTGCTAATTAATGACTTAAGCCCTACAGGATCCGCCATAAGCTTTTCAACAGCTTCGGCGTAATCGTCCGGTGTAACTGAATTACTTTCTTTGTCTTCCGTGATGATCTCAATTAATACCGTTGGCTCACGCTGGAGTGAGTCCATAGTTTCAAATTGGCTATTTTCAGAAGGGGTTTGCACTCGTATTGCGGGCAACTTGCCAGCTGGCACCGGTCTACGACGATTTGCGTAAACCGTCACCAGGCCTTGTGATGGGTCAATATTAATTCCGGTTAAAATACCCTTAATTGCCTCCCTGATTTGCTGTCTGACATGCATTAGCGTGCCTCCAGCTGAATAATAACCAGTCCAGTACCGTCAGGCTGTACACTGGATATGGTATAAGGCTCATTACGAACTAAAGCTCTCATATCTTGCTCAATCCAGGGATATGAGCCCTCAACTACTGATAATTGAGGCTTTGAATGCTCAGTATCGAAAGCATTCAGGTACTCTTGGTCAAAGATTGCATCAACTGCCCGCTCATCTATAAGCACTACTCCATTTGAAAAAGCTTCAATACTGGCATTGTTCATGTCTCGAATTGCATCATCAAACATATAAACCTCTGAAACGTTAATGCCAGGGGCACTAACGTTCCTATACGAGAAAAGGGCTTATACCCCCGTCAATTAAGCAACTGCACCAACGCCAACATTGAGCTTGATATCAACTGTAGTGTCACCGTTTCCAGCAGCCTCCACAGCAATACAGCAACCTGAAATATCACCCGCCGCAGGGGCCGCCAAATTATCATCAAACTCTTTAGCTGAAGAATCGTACATAACGGACTCTCCCTGACCAATAACAGCCGTCGTAACTTTTGAAACAGTGAAAACCCCCTCTGCCGCCAAAACGCCTGTAGCGCCAATAGCAATATCTACAAGCGCGATGCAGAGCTGATTACCGACAGGAACAACATTGCCGGACGCTATAGCTGACCCGGTTCCGTTTGTGAAATTGATCGTTTTACCTTCATTAATATAATTTCTAGCCATTTTCTTACCCTTTAGAAACTTGGAAAAATTAAGGGCCGCGAGGCCCTGTTTTTAAGCGCCTGCGTCAGTAACTGCGCCGCGATAATCAACAGCAGCAACTCCGTAATCCATTCGGACTTTCCAGCGTACGCCGTCAACGGTAAAGCCGTTTTCAGACTCTAGGAATGGGTTTTCTTCGCCGTTTAAGAATGCGACTTCGATAACTGGTGCCTGCAATGGGTTTGCAAACATGTAGCGTCTAGTTCCGTTAAGTCGTGGCGAATCAACGATGTCATTGAATAATCCACGCACCATGTTTGGACGCTGCAGTTTATTGGCAGTGTCAGGGTCATATTGCGCATCATTAATGACACGCGCAGTACCACCCAGCGCCAGAGCGGTAAGAAGAACTTCAGGGCGTAAATCAAGGAAATCATTTTTACCGATATCCATCTGTTTACCCATAAGTACGCGGTCAGCTTCTATAGCGGCAACCGACATTCCTGCACCAGCACCAATGTTTCCATGGTCGGCGTGAAACAGGGTTTTCCCATCTAATAGCGCTGGTCCTAAACCGCCATTCAGTGCTAGCAACGCATAAACATCTGCTTCAATGGTTCTACGAGCAGCCCGCCCGAGATTGGCGGCGAAATTAACAAACACCCCCATGTCATCATCAATAATCGACTGACGAGTCAAGTTAATAACATTACCTTTAGTGGTGGCCGAAATTTTCGATTTTTCACCATCAGGAATATTTTTATTTTTAAACTCACCAGCTTCGCTCAGCCCATCAAGGTTTCCAAAGCTACCCAATCTATAGCGATTGTGCTCTCTAAAATCACTTACACTGCCTTTGGCACAAAACCGAGTCCAAGTATCAGCCTGTGTAGCGTATGCATTTTGTAAAACCTTATGCATAGCGTTTTCTAACAGTGTCGGGAAATCACTAGTGGTTTGTGTAAATGCAGCGCCAACAATCTGCATCGAGTCCATGCCATTCGCTTGAACACCTGAAACTTCTAGCGCGCGTCTAGCTAGTAAATCAAGACGATATCCCCGCAAAGGGTTTGACGAACTTACAGTGCCCATTCCAGCTTTTGCGAGTAATGCTTCAACACCGTCCTCAATAAAGCGCTCTGACCCAGACTTACCACCTTCTACTATTGCAGCTGGCGACCCGGTAGGTGAAATACCTTCCCCCATCGCTCTGAGCAACTGAGATTGTGCTTGCGCTACTGTGACCTCGCCATCCATCAAGCACGCATGAAGTAATTCACTGTGGCATTCTGAGAAATCACCAAACGCTTCAACAATATCGTTTTTTCGTGTTTGCTCAGAAGCTTTTGCCGCTAGGATTGCGTCATTAGCAATAGCTTGAGGGTCAACGTTATCTGTTACCTTACTTACCACCGTAGTAGTGGCTTTATTCTTCTCTAATTCAGGCATATTGCCCTCCAGTTTTGGTTTATTGCCTGCCACTGCAGACGGGTTTGGTTTTTTGTTTTGATCATTTAATGCTTGAAGAGATTCAGGAATATTTTTAAAGCTATCTAGGGAGATTGTTGACTGTGCTGCAATGTCGATTTCTTCATCTAATTCGGTCGCAAGCCCCATTTCAACGGCCTTATCTCCACGAATCCAAGTGTCTACCTTCATCATCTCTATGATTTCATCTTCAGACAGATTGGAATTTTTGGAGTAAGTCGTCACCATTTCACTTTTGATCTGATAGAGAAAATCAGTAAATGCGCTGTTTTCTTCTGGTGAGCCAAAGTTTGCACCTTTTGGAGAATGGATCATCAAAAACGCATTCGGGGGAATAATTCTCTTTTCACCCAGCATAAAAAGGTAAGACCCCATCGATGCTGCAATGCCATCTACTACTGTTGTTATATGGCTAGAATGACGACGCAACATAATGTGAATAGCATACCCTTCAATTACCGACCCACCGTCCGTATGCAAGTGAAGAGTGATCGCGGAACCTTCGGGAATTCTTTTAAGTTCTTCTTTGAAATCTTCTGAAGAAACTCCCCAATCACCAATCACACCATGTATCGTGATATGAAATGATTCGTTCATCGCTTTGATCTGATACCAAGATTTATTCGTCATCTTCATTTTCCTTGGGCGTAAAAAAACCGGCATTTGCCGGTCGGTTTATTTCGGTGACTGTCAGCCCTCTTGTTTTAAGTTCGGCTTGCCATTTTTCGTTTTGGTCGAGTATGTCAGTTGGGTTTTCACCTCGCTGCCTGATAATCTTTTGAGGACTGGTTATCTTTAGCTGTAAAAGTTTTTCGTGCCCTTCTGCTTCTTTCTTTGGGTCAATCCAAGGCATTGAAGGTGTAAGGTAATCAGCATCAAACAGAGTTTTCCTATCAATATCTTTTGGTACTTTTATTTGACCAGAAGCCACGGCTATTTTTACAAACTGCATATATGTTGGCTCAACAAACTGCTGAATAAACTCGTCTGATAACACGGCGTATTGTATCCATTGCTCGACTAATTCTTGGCGTTGTGCCGAATATGTTCCGTCATAGGTTTTTGATATAGAGCTAAACCCAGAGCATGTACCGGCGGCAATAGCTCTTAACATCGCATTTCTAAACGGCAATAATAATTGCGATGGCCGATTACTTTGAATCGTGCCAACCTCTTCACCTGGCAATAGGTTGTCCCAAATCATGCCAGAATTCATGCTGAACTCGCGCTCGTCATCGTCGGAATCGGCCATGCCATACGAGTCTGGGGAGCCTTTTTTAATATACGCCGCCATTGCGGCGGATATTTTGGCAGCAATTCGTTCGCTTTCTTCGTAGTCCTTTAGATCGTTTAAGCGATTCAGTACCGAAGCAAATATAGAAACCCCTCTTGCCTGCCTTAATCGGTCGGTAAATTTGAGGTGATTAATAATATCTGCACTTACTTTCCGGTACTTAAGGTTAAAATTATTCCTGTCAGAGGGGTTTTGATCATACAAGTGAAAGTATTTAGCCTGCCCCCAGGCATTATGCTCAATGCCTTGGATTATTCTGGAGCTATCACTTAAGTCTGCAATATGATCCGCTTCTAGCAATTCGATTGAAAAAGGAACCTTCGTGCCATGATTCAAGCTTGCTACCGTTCCCATAATAGATTTACTTAAAACCTCGCCATCACGAAACCACGCTCTAGCCATCATTCGCTGAGATTTAGCCCACGAGTATTGATGTGTCGTTTCAGGCTTTCTACTCCAATCTTTGAATAGATGTTGCAGTTCGTCAGAAAATTCTTTATGAATCTGACCGTTTTTATTAAGCACTTGCGATTCAATGCCAATACCTTTGGCGCCGACCGTATAAGAAACTAAGGTGTTCAATATGCCGCGACATAGATCATGATTCTGCTCAAGATGGCGCGCTTGGCCGCGTAAAGTGTCACCAGCCATAGCAGTTAAAGAATTGCCGCTAGAGTTGTCAGAAGGGTTCTTTCTTGTCCTAGTTGGCCGGGCGGACTCATACGCAGCTAACACTCGGCGCGCTTGCGCCCTTTCAAGCGCCCATACGGGCGAAAAGGGCTGTATGATTCTATCTATCACATTCATTTAAATGCCGCCAAGCTATGGCTCGCGCCACCACTCTTTTTAGTTATCATTTTCCGTTCCCATTCCGCGCGACCTTTTCGCACTTCTGCTAGGTCAGCACGAGTTAAAAGCCTGTCTCCAAATCGAACCGACTGACCGCCTAAAATCTTTTTCTCAGCGTTCAAATAAAATGTGTACATCTCTGAAGCTTCAGACATTTCTTAACTCTCCAAACTCATCATGGACTTAGGTGTTTTTCGCTTTTTAGCTTTTGGCTTGCCTGAATCATTTAGTGCAAGCTTTTCAACATACTCAGCTTGATTCTTTGTATTAATGAAAGAATTTAATTTAAGGCCGTAGTGTTGCTGTAATAATCGTATAGCCGCTAGGTTATAGACCGAAGTATCAAAGGGTTCATTACGACGACCGCCCGCATCCCACACAGTGACCCAGCGACCCTTAACGAGTTTTCGTTTTTTCCGTTCCGACGTTAATTGCTTAAAATATTCCTCGTCAAAATCATCTGTAACCGGGTAATGCATATACCCATCACCCGGCTCTAAAATTCGAAGGCGGGAACAAACTATTTCTTTCGCTGTATCTGTTCCAACAAGAGTTAAGTAAACACCCTTATCGGTTCGTTTTCGTGGGAACTTGGCAACCGGTTTGCCTGCGTCACTTGCGCCTTTAATTGGAATAAAACGACGAGCACCGTTTTTCTTACAAAACTGATAAACTTCATCAGTGTATGAACCACCTGAGTCAATCGTACATAACCGAACATCAAGCAGAGTGCCATTAGTCGTTGTAAATTGGCGCTTCACTCGCTGGGCTAAAACAACCCATATTTCTGATCGTGAAAGGTCACCATACAGCCGCTCATAACCAATTCGGTATGACTCCTCACCAGCGACCCATGCAACAAACTCTATTTCAAACCTGTCATCTTGAGTATCAATTGCGGCGGTTATGACGCAGTTTTCAACAGGAACTTCCGCTTCATAATATTCTCGGCGAGCGTATAAAAGATCTGGCTCTAAAGCTTCACCCTGATCATCTTCCCAAGTTTCACCAAGAGTCGTATTAACAAATGTTTTAAGCTTGCCAATATCACCTTTGGCCTTCATGAAATCTTTTACAATACGGATCCATGTCGTAAAGGTGCTGTAAGCAGTCCAAACATGAAAAGTTATTGATTCTGGTGCTTCGCGGCGCTTACTGTCTTTGTCGTAATAGTCGAGGCCATTTTTTGTATAGCCACCGGTTAAGTCACATCTCCAGACACGCTTAGGATATTGGTCATGCCAGTCGGCTTGCGGCGCTGTTTTATGGCAGTGCTCGCACATGTACTCAACAGTTTCAGGCTTACCCTCCTCCCACTTAAAGCCATACTCGACATCATTCCCGCCAAACTTTAAATGCTGTTCTTTAGCGCAATGAGGACATGGCAGATAAAGTCGAAAATAACACTCGGCCTCACTAGCTGCTTTTGTAATTTGGCAGGTGTCGGCAATTTTTGGTGTTGAGCCTCGAATTGATTTAGGGAAAATAGACCCTTCAATTCGCTTATCCCCCAGGAATGTAGGGGAGCCTTCTTTTTCAATATCTTGGTCGAATGCTGCCAGCTCATCATATGAGACGACATCAACCGATTTTTCTCGGTAATTCTTTGCAGCGGTTCCGCCAAAAACCCATAGTTGCTTGCCGTTTATAAAGCGCTTGGTATCGAGTGTATTATCTCTATGCTTCTTCCCGATCCATGGCGCCATCGCCTTAACGACGGGCACATCGCGAATCATGGTTTCAACATGCGCTTTCATGAACCCAGCGGCCGCGCCGTCCGTTGGCTGATATAAAAGCTGGTTTCTAGATTTATGCTCAGTGAAATAACCAAGCATAGCCCGCAACATTTGCGAATAGCCGACCCGAGCCGACTTGATCAGATTGACATAGATAATGTCATCGTGACCCATGGCGTTCATAATCGCCTCTTGAAAGGGCAGCGTTTCCCAACGCCCTTCCATGTAACTGCTTTCAGACGAAAGATAAAAATTCTCGTCTGCCCACTCCACCAGAGTCATAGGCTCCGGTCTCACAAATGATTTAACACCCTCCTTAATAGCCCTTAATACATTTTTACGACTGATTGAGGTTAGTGAGGTAGTCATCAAGAGTGGCTTCTAATTTTTCATCTACCCTAGCAATAGCGTTCTGAGCTTTAACGCAATGACGTTTAATATCTTCAATAACTCGACTGTTTAATGCTGGGTGTTTTCTGCGAATATTTAGAGGAATAGAATCTATTTCACCTGCCGCCTCTCCAGCGACTTCGGAAATAACCCAAGTGATCATTTCAATAGGGCCAATCGTGCCAAGCGATAGTTGGTTTTTTATCTCCATGTTGTCAGCTTGTGCTTTTGTTAGGCGGTATCTTTCAAAATCCAAACCACAACCTAAATCTTCTTCGGAGTCGAACTCAGGTTGTTGTTTCGCCGCTTCATTTTGAAAGCGATTTGCAAGCACATCAGCAGCCGTAAAATAGACAGAGCGACCTACCCTTGCGACCGGCTTAACTCCCCATTTATCAAAGGCTTGAACGCTAATACCAAGGCTAGAAGACATCGCCGTTTTATTCAGCCACCCAGGCTCAGTTTGATTAGCTACAGGGACCAGTGACATTTAAACAACAACCTTGATTTGAAAAGCCTCGTATGTAGAGAAAGGTCGAGGTTCGAATTACCCTTGAACGCCAAAACGTCAGGAGTACCTTTTACCCCCACCCTGGCCGCTCTGTGACAGCCGTTAGCCTCACCACAAAGCAGAGCCTTATATGAGTCAGGTAAGGG